GCGGCCAGTTGGTTATATCACAATTGGGATAGTAATGTACCACGACTACTTAAAGCATATCTATTCTCTGCTATTATAATTTTAATCTTTATTACATCTATGGGTATCTTTGGGTTTCTATCTAAAGCACACCTAGATCAAGTTAAACCAACATCAAGTAATAATATCAAAATAGAATTAATAGACAATCAAATTAAATCACAACAACTTATTATAGATAGAGCACAAAAGACATTAACACTATTAGACAAGGCATTAGAGGTTTATATTGATAAAGAATTTGTGACTAGAGGTCTAAAAGAGAGAAGAAAACAAGAGCCAGAAAGATTAGAATTAAACACAGCAATCAAAGAAGCAAGTAATGAGATTGGTAAACTATCCGAAGAAAAGGGTACATTAAGTTTAGAACAGAATAAGATAGAGGCAGAAGTAGGACCTATCAAATATGTGGCAGAGTTAATCTATGGTGAGAACGCTGAAGATAATTTTGATAGTGCTGTTCGTATTGTAATATTGATACTCATATTTGTATTTGACCCACTAGCTGTACTTCTATTAATCGCTGCGAACATATCATTAAGACAGTGGAAGATGAAAAGAAATTTAATTAAAGATGAAAAGAAAGAAAATTTAGAGCAGAAAATAGAGAAGGCTGAAGCAAAGGCAGATCGTTTTAAGAAAAAGAGTAGAGATTATAAAAAACTAGTGACTAAATTTGGTGAGTTTAAAGATATGTCACCAGATGAAATAAAACTAAAACTGGACCAAATATATGACTGGAATGACAAGACTAGTAAGTAGCATATTTTTAGTGTTGATTCTATCGGGTTGTATGAAATCCCATTGTGTCGCACCTAATGAATGTGTGAAGTCACTAGATAAGAAGAATACATTTAGTCTATTCAGAACGATAATTACAAATGGTTCAAACCTTGGAAAGTAGGGTTGACAAAGGCGATAAAAAGTGATATAATGAAACAACTATGGAGGGTATATTATGCTAGATGATCTTATGATGGTGAAACACCTAACGGCAATTCAAATAAAAAGAATATCAAACGCTGAGAAAGCTTGTAAGAACGCTATAAACAACGAGTGGAAAGAACTCTGGTTTAATGTGTTTAGAAAGTTATGTACAAAATACAACTGTACAGATTATTTTAAAAAGGTAATGCACTAATGAATATTTTTTATGTACACAAAGACCCTGTGAAGTCAGCAAAGATGTTGATTGATAAGCATGTAGTAAAAATGATTATAGAATCAGCACAAATGTTATCTACTGCTCACAGAATACTTGATGGTGAACAATATGAAGATAGAACTAAATCTAATAGAAGAATTAAAAGATGGCGACTAAAGAATAAAGAACATGAAGATATAATCTACAAAGCCTCTCATGTAAAACACCCTAGTACAATATGGGTTATGGCATCAGCATACAATTACTATTGGTTATACAATCACATGGTTGCATTGAATGATGAATTTAAATTAAGATACAATCACACAGTAGATCATATGACAATTAGAAAATTAGGTATTATACTTCGTAATCCACCTAAAAATATATCTCTAAATACAGTAAGAACAGATCCAACACCAGCAATGCCTGATGAGTGTAAGATACCTGGCGATGTAGTTGGCTCGTATAGAAAGTATTATGTTATGAAGAAAAAAGATATGGCTTCTTGGAAAGCACCAGCACAACCACCGAAGTGGTATACAGATGCCATTATATAAACAAGGACATAAAACAATTTACCAAATACATATACCACGAACAGGTGGCAGATATGTTAGAGATTTGTTAAAACGAAATAAGTTTAATGTCACAGGTTGGGACTTTACAGAAAAGCATGTAGAAGCTGGTGTAGAGATACCACACTTACATTATGATTTGTTTAGACGATTAACTTTACCTGAAGATACACATTACTTTTCTGTATTAAGAAATCCAATAGAAAGATTTAAAGCTTGTTGTTCTCATACAAGTTATTTCAATAATTTTTGGGAAACAAAGTATTGGAAGAACCCAAATGTATTTTTAAATGAAATGACTTCATATGAAAGCTTTGTAAAAACAATAGAATACAGAAATGAGCTTTTACAGATAAATGCATTTAGTCCACAAAAGATATTCTTACACCCTAATACAAAGTTATGGAAGTTTGAACATGGATTTGCTCAAGCATTTTGTGAGTGGTTTAGTAAAACTTTTGATTGTAATATAGTGGTAAAAGATATACTTCAAATGTATGCACCACCAGTATCACCATCAATGAAAATGGAAGATTCGTTTGATAACAAGATACAAGTACAATTAACAAAAGAAATAGAAGGCTATATAAGTAAATACTATGAAGATGATTTTAATTTATGGAATAGCATTGACAAACAATAAAAAGAGTGATACAATATGAGTACAAAATGGGACGGAAAGTCTAGGCCATCTAATAAGGCATATGAAGAAAGCTGGAATAGAATATTTAAAACTAATCCAGTTGCTAAAGAAGTTAGAACGCCAAAGTACAAACCAAAAGTTGTAGAAAATAAGAAGAAATACAATAGAAAAAAGAAAGAGAAGTACGATACATGGATATGGACATAAGGATATAATATGGATTATGAAGCAATGGAAAAAATGTCTTTAGAAGAATCTAAAAGACAAACAAAAGAGCGCAAAGAAGAAGGCAAAAATATGCTACGACCATTTACCTTTGATGAGAAAAAAATATTATGGGATGGTTGTAAAGACCCAAAGTAAATGATTCATAAATTAAGATTACCTGATGAAGTTATAACAGAGATAGAGAATTGGAAGGTAGAGTGTGATAAGATTAAAAACTCACCTTTAAAAGGTTTAAGAGAACACGATAACTATGGTACTAATACAAATGCTTATCAATGTAGTGTACCATCTAACTTAATAGCAGATAGTTTTTGGTTAGCGTTTACTCTAAGGTCTTGTGCTGAACTATTTGGTGGTAATCATAGAAACTACTACATAAGAAAATGGAACGGACACTTTGATGGTTATGATATATGGATAAATTATTCTAATAAAGGTAATTATAATCCAACACATAATCATGCTGGTAAAGTATCTGGTGTGATATACTTAAACAATGAAGATGAAACGATTTTTACAGAATCTAAATATAGATACAAAGGAACAAAAGGTGATATGATATTGTTCCCTGCTGACACACTTCACGGTGTAGATAGACAAACAAAAGAATATGAAAGAATAACCTTTGCTTTCAATATAGAGTACAAGGATCCAGTGTTTGCTGAAGATGAACAATTATTACAAAAACTAATAAAAGGAGAATATAATGGCTGAATATAATAGAAAAAATATGTTAGAAGCAATAGAAGAACATGCTAAAGGACATATTGAAAAGCATAAAATGAATGTAGAGATTGCTTTAAAAAATAGTATGATGATTGGGGAACACCCTGATGTAATGGAAACTGTTGAAAAGGAATTAAAAGTAATTGCTGAGTATGATGACCAACTAGAAGTTATCAAAAAGTATTTTAAACAAGACCCATTGAAACCAATTAGTTAATGCCAATATATACATTTTACAATAAGAGAAGTAAAAAGGAATGGGACGATATGATGACCATGTCTGAAATGGAAGAATATCTTGCTAAGAATAAACACATAACGCAGGTCCTTCAACCCATAAATATAGTAAGTGGTGTACAAGGCATGGGAACATACAAGTCCGACAGTGGTTGGAAAGATAATATGAGTAGAATTGCTGAAGCACACCCTAATAGTCCACTTGCTGCTAGATACGGAAAAAAAGATACTAAAAAAATAAAAACTGAACAGGCTATGGCTAAAAACAGAAGACGAATAAGAGGAAAAAAGTAATGGCAGACATACCAGATTACATGCGAGGGTTTGACCTTAATGAAGATTGGGGTATAACTCCAGTATCTTCTATACCTAAGGAAGAAGCAAAACCTACAATAGACAAAAAAGATATTGAGAAGATCGGTCAAAGTACCAACCTAGAAATAGCTAAAGTAAAGAATGATGTATCTTCTATTAAGTCTATGATGAACGAAATTATGCAGATAGTTGCAGAAAAAGATACTATCACAAAAGAAGTAAATAATGCTGATGTTGAAAAAAGATTTAAAGACATTGAAAAAATAGTATTACCATTTTTATATAATTTAAGTAAAAGTGAAGAGCCTTATATTCATTGGCCTAATAGAGGACCAATCATTAAGTCGCAAATTGAAAATTTACTCAAACTAACAAGAGGAAACAAATGAAACTAAGCAACAACTTTTCGCTTAAAGAAATGACTGCTTCTCAAACAGCAGACAGACACGGTATTAGTAATAATCCTAGCGAGGACCATATGGATAATTTAAAAAAACTATGTGAGAATATACTACAACCAATTAGAGAACATTATGGTAAAGTAGTATCAGTATCTAGTGGCTACCGTTCACCAGAGTTATGTGTAAAGATTGGTTCAAGTTTAAAATCACAGCACGCCAAGGGCCAGGCGGCGGACTTTGAAATATTTGGTTTAGCAAATGCTGAACTAGCAAAATATATCATAGACAAATTAAATTTTGACCAGTTGATATTGGAATTTCATAATCCAGAGGAACCTAATAGCGGTTGGATTCATTGTTCGTATAAGAATGATGAAGAAAATAGAAAACAAGTATTAAGAGCATACAGAAATGATGATGGTAAGACGGTATATGAGCCGTATGACCCTAGTTGAGCTGTTGAAACTCTTAATAATGAAAAAGTAAAAGATAGAGAAAACCTTATATCCAAAATGATGGATTATAGGTCTATTTAAACATTGACAAATACCTAATATTATGATATAATATAATGATACAATAAATGAAGGTGAAATATTATGACAAAAGAACAACGATTTAAATTTATAGACAATTTAGACACAAGTAAACTCCCAATAACTAAAGGTAAAAAAGTAGATGGTTTTCGTTTCTATGATATAGAAGGAAAGGCATATCCATCAATTACTACTGTATTAAGTATCCGTTCTAAAGAAGGAATAGAGAAGTGGCGTAATAGTATTGGTGAGAAAGTTGCCAATTGGGAAATGGGTAGAGCGGCTAGACGAGGTAAAGCAACTCACACACTTGTTGAACAATATATTAAGAATGAAACTCCAAGTATCAGAGATGTACTTCCTCTAGGGTTATTCAGATTACTAAAACCATACATTGATCAAATTGATAACATACATTGTTTAGAAACAATTATGTATAGTAAACAATTGACTATCGCTGGTCAAGTTGACTGTATCGCTGAATATAATGGTAAGTTATCTGTAATAGATTTTAAAACAGCAAACAAAGAACGAAAAGAAGATTGGATTGAAAACTACTTCTTACAAACAACTGCTTATGCAATTATGTATGAAGAAATGTTTGGTAAACCAATTGAACAAATTGTTATTTTACTTGCTGCTGAAGATGGTACTGTACAATCATATACTAGAGATAAGAAAGAATACGCAGATAAATTAGGTGTTGCTATTCAGGATTTCTATAAGCATTACGAAAGTATTAATAAAGATAAGGTGTAATGAAACTATTAGGCTTAAGATTATGTACGCATGATAGTAATATTTCTTATTTTGACGGCACTAATCTACATTATTATAAATCAGAAAGAAAGCATGGTATAAAACATCATGCTTATAATAATCTTTGGCAATGGCAAAAAGAAATAAAAGATTTATGGAATGTAGATTATAATGAAATAGATGAAATTGCTATTATCATTGATTCGCAAGTCCACAAACTACCACTAGACAACGAAGATTTTTTTCCTGCAGTAGATTATAATTATCTACCTGTAAGAAATAAGGTAGTAAGAGTTAACCATCATTATGCTCATGCATTAAGTTGTTTTCCTGTCACTACAAAAACTCCTAAAGTAGATATAGTAATAGATGGTTATGGTGATTATAATATATCTTGGACCGTTTTTAAAGATAGAAAATTAATTAAAAAAGGATTGATAACTGAAGTTGGCTCAATAGGTAAAGGTATGAATAGAGCTGGTGCATACCTTGGTGTACAATCTGAACATGATGATGACTATGCAGGTAAGGTTATGGGTTTACAATCATATGGAACTACTAATAATGATTTTCTAAAACATTTAGAACAATTTGATATGAATAGTATTAATAGAATATTTGATATTGAAGAATGGTTTGATTTTCATGGCGATCCCTTAATTGGTAATTTAAAACCATTGGATTGGATAAAAACTGTTCATCAAAGAATAGATAACTTACTTGTTTCTTTCTTTAGTGAATATGCTAATGATGATGATGTAATCTCATATTCAGGAGGAGTTGCTCAAAATGTTATATGGAATACTTCATTAAAAGATAAATTCAAAAATTTGGTAATCCCACCACATTGTGCTGATGAGGGATTAAGTTTAGGTGCGATAGAGTATTTAAGAATAAAGAACAAGTTAAAACCATTTAAATTAAATAATTTTCCATATTGTCAAACAGATGAAAGACCAGATGGATTTGTAGAAGACACTGTGATAGAAAAGGTTGCTCAATATTTAAAAGAAGGTAAGATTGTTGCTTGGTATCAAGGTAATGGTGAGATTGGTCCAAGAGCTTTAGGTCATAGATCACTATTAATGAATCCTACTACACCAGATGCTAAGTTAAAAGTCAACAAAATAAAAAAACGAGAAGTTTATAGACCATTTGGTTGTTCTATATTGGAAGAACATCAAAAAGAATATTTTGGTACAGATATTCATAATCCACATATGTTGTATGTTGGAAATACAACAAAGGACAATTTAAAATCAATTACACACATTGATGGCACTTGTAGATTTCAAAGTGTCACACCAACAGATGGACCATTTTACAAATTATTAAAGAGTTTTTATGATATAACTAACTGTCCTGTTTTATTAAATACAAGTTTTAACATAAATGGTAAACCTATTTTAGGTAATACTACTGATACAAAATCATTTTATGAAAATTCAGATATAGATGTTTTGGTTATTGGTAATAAAATTTATACTAAATAGCTAAAGGATTAACTATGAAAAAATTACTAATAATACTATTATTCGGTTTGGTTGCATTTAGTGTTAACGCAGACCATGAAGAACAGACAGGCGAGGTCTATTTTCAGAATGTACCTGCATTATGTGGTACACCTGAAATGATTCAGTCATACACAGACCACGCAGATATGAAGCCACTCTTTATCTCATTAGGTAGAGAAGGCATGAAAATTAATGGTAAAGCAGTTTATATGATGACTATAATGGTGAATACTGATAACACCGAAACAATGTCAGTAATTGATGTTCCTAGTGGAACAGAAAGATGCATATTATATCATACATTTGACCTAACAACGGTTGACAAATGATCAATAATATGGTATAGTAATAGAGTTGCAACTGTGTAGGCGAAAGCGAGAGTAAGTACCCTACACTTATATAATTAGGAGAATATAATGACAGACGATAGATCAGAAGACGCAAGTTATGAAAATGAAGCAAGTCCACCAACACCAATGGTTTCAATTTCATTAAAAGAATACGACAAATTAAAAGCAAAACAGCATTACATTACAGATAAATCTATGATTGATATTATAGATAACCTAGAAAGACTTGTAAGAGCCTTAAGGAAACATATAGTAAGATCGGATTTTGATGAATAGTAAAGAGTTTAGTTTTGAAATTGAGAAGATAGTAAAAGAAAAAAGAACTACATACATGGAAGCTATACTTCATTATTGCGAAGAAAACGATATTGACCCAGGAACAGTTTCATCTTTAGTTTCAAAAAGTTTAAAAGAAAAAGTACAAGTAGAAGCAATTGATTTAAGGTTGTTAAACACTCCAAAGGGTGGTATATTACCAATTTAATATGTATGGAGGTTTTGATGTTTATAAAGTTTATCTCGGTGTCAAGCTACATTTTACATCTAAAACTTATGACTATATCAAATATGGTGGTAAAGTCAATGCGACACTCAGTAGTTTTACTAAAAGAAAGGATAGATACTTTTTTCACAAATTAAGTACAAAATATGGACAAGATAATATACTTGACTTCTTTGTTGCTAACTTTCTTGCAGATCGCAAGAGATGGATTGGTAATCTGTTGGAAAATGATGGTAAAGATGTTTACTTGGATTATAGAAAAAGGAAAGAAGCATTTGCCTATCATTTTAGATCAGACTGTGTATCTATTAGCAATGATTTGCATGATAAGTCTATTTCTTTTAATAACGCTTTTAGAAGTCCTAAAGGTCAGCATCCTAGAATCTTACAACTTCTTATTCAAAGAAAAGTTGGGTACCAGACTGCAGTCGTCTTGGAACACTTTTTGTCGTTTATTAAAAATTGGAATGTGGAGATTAAAGAAACTTTTATCTGGCCTGAAATCGCATCTACGATTACCAGATTGAAACCGTTTATAAACTATAATGCAACAGAATGTAAATTTATTATGAAAGATGTATTTGTAAATGAATCCAAATAGTATCATACCATTATTTTCTACTCCACTATATCATACTCATACTGATTATGTTATGGATACAAAAGAGTTTGAAAGACTAAAAGAAGTAGAATGGTTTTATCCACCCTCAGAGGATTTTGATGAACATAGAAAAAAAATATCTGTCGTATCTAATTCACAAAAGCTTTTCAAAGACTATGACTTTAAAGAGTTAGAAAATGTTTTTGAAAAACATAAGAATTTTTATGTAGATGAAGTGTTAGGTATGTTTAATAAATTTACTATGTCAGCGAGTTGGGCAGCAAAAACTACAAGAGGCAACTCACACCCACCACATGACCACAAGAATTGTATTTTTAGTGTAGTATATTATGCTAGATGTTATAGTGGCGATTTAGTATTAACAACTAGAAATAATTTTATAGAAGAAAAGTGGAATTTAGATTTTAATTACAAGACTAATAGAAACATATTTAACAGTACGAGTTTTAATTGTAAAGTTAAGACAGGTGATATTGTTATTATACCAGGTCATATGGAACATATGACAACTCCAAACGATAGTGATTTTCAAAGATACATAGTTGGTGCTAACTATTTTGTCACTGGTGGTATAGGACAAGAAAAGAAAGTCACAAAGTTGGAGTTGAACATTGAGTAATACTATACCAGAGAGTAATAAGATTGGACCAAATGGTGAAGCTGTTGATAGATTATATTGTGACTTATATGGACATCTTAATCTAATATTGAAGAATGGTAAGGAGTATGAAGGTAAGATAGATAAGAAGTCTATTAAGAACGCTGATGGTACTTTAAACCATGTCTATCATGCTAATACTAAATGGTTTAATAGAATGGGACAACCAATTGATAAGCCAGATAATTTAATAACGAGGGAAAAAGAATGAACTTATTTTGTATAGGTAATGGACAAAGTAGAAATACAATAGATTTAAATAAACTAAAGCCACATGGTAAGACTGCTGGTTGTAATGGATTGTATAGAGATTTTGCGCCAGATATATTATGTGCTGTTGACCAAGCAATCTCGCATGAAGTATATCATAGTGGATATTGCCAAGAAAACGAAACTTGGTTAAGAAACTGGACTAAACTTCCAGCAATGATGTTTGAACATACTGTTTATGGTACAGAACCTGAACTTGCGAAAGAAGCAAAACAATATTTTGATAATATAAAGATAAACGATAAAGGTAATGCTCAACAATTTGTATTCCATGGGTCAGCTATATCAGGTAAAGCAACTATTGTAAAAAGATATAAAGGTAATGCAGAACTAATTAAAAGAGAGATTAATAACACAGCTTGTTATGTAAGTTGGATACAAGAAAATGACAAATCAAATGACTTAACAGATTTGATACCATCAGTTTTAAGAGATAGAGGTTGGGCGTGTGGCGCCACAGCTGGCTTGGTAGGATTAACAAAATTCACAGATACAACAGACATATATTTACTTGGCCATGACTTATATAGTAATGGACCTAAAATAAACAATTTGTACAAGGGAACAACTTGTTATGGCGCACCAGAGGCACCACCAATACCATGTACTAATTGGATTAGTCAATGGAATCATTTGATGGCTGAGTTTCCTAATGTTAATTTTATTAAAGTCAATCCACTTGGTAAAGATGGTGATATTAATGAAAGAGTATCAAAAGAGATACACGAATGGTCAAAGAATAAGAACATATCATATATGTCATTTAAGAAATTCAATAAGAAGTTTGAACTAGGGTTGACAAATGATCAATAATATGGTATAATGAGGGTAATATGTTAGATAGAATTATATACAAATCTTTAGACAAGATTATAGAATTGATAGAACGATATAAAGCATATAAAATAAGAAAGTCTTTACCTAAATCTGCTTACAACGAACAGGCGAAATCAAAAAGTCTAAAAAAGTGGGTAGAACAAAGAGAGAAGTCTTATAAATAATAATGATTCCGATTAAACAGGAAACACAAATATAATAATACGAAAATACATACAAGGAGAAAATATAATGGATTTCGAATCACTTAAACAGTCAAGCTCAAACTTTGACAAACTTACCAAGGCTATTGAAGCCAATCTTGGTACAGAAAATAAAGATCAAAACAAATCAAAATACCAAGACGACAGATTTTGGAAACCAGAACTAGATAAAACTGGTAATGGATACGCTGTCATTAGATTCTTACCATCAGTTGATGGAGAAGACTTACCTTGGCAAAGAGTATGGTCACATGCATTCCAAGATGTTGGTGGCTGGTACATTGAAAACTCACTAACTACATTAGGTCACAAAGACCCTGTGTCAGAAGAAAACACTAGACTTTGGAATACAGGTTTAGATAGTGACAAAGAAATTGCTAGAAAGAGAAAAAGAAAATTATCTTACTATGCAAATATATTAGTACAATCAGATCCAAAGCATCCTGAAAATGAGGGCAAAGTATTCTTATTCAAATTTGGTAAAAAGATATTTGATAAGATTACAGAAGCTATGCAACCAGCATTTGAAGATGAGAAACCAGTCAATCCTTTTGACTTTTGGAAAGGCGCTAACTTCAAATTGAAGATTAGAAAAGTTGACGGTTATTGGAACTATGACAAGTCTGAATTTGAGGCTGTGTCACAAATCAAAGAAGGTGATGAAGACATTAAGAAATTATGGTCTTCTCAACACCCTCTTAAACCATTTCTTGCACCCGATAATTTCAAAACCTATGACGAACTCAAAGAGAAACTGAATAGGACGATTACAGGTGTACGAAGCACGACAACTGCTGATAAGGTAGACCTCCCATCTCAATCAGCACCAAGTGTGAAAAGTACAGAAGCTACTTCTCCTGCTGCTAGTGAAGACGATACTTTATCGTATTTTAGTAAATTAGCCGAGGAAGAGTAAATCTCTCTCAAGCTTCAGTAAACTTTAAGGGTGTCGTAGAAATACGGCACTCTTTTTTCGTATAAATATAGACATGGCAATAAGCATCCTTGACCCACTAAAAACTCAACAAGGCGGCATTCGTAAGAGTGCTAATTGGTATAGAAAAACTATTGCCGACTTAGGTGATAGAATTACAGCTAGAAAGTTAATGAATAGTGGTAAATTAAATGGTATTCCTAGTAAAGGAAGATTAAATATGTTCTTTTACGACCCTAAATATAAGAAGACATTACCTTTGTATGATACATTTCCACTTGTATTACCATTGGAAACAATACCAGGTGGTTTTATGGGATTGAACTTTCATTATATAAGACCTCTACAAAGAATAAGTCTATTGAATAATTTACAAAGATTTGCTACTGGTGGAATGGCAAAGAGTACAAGAATTGATGCGACCTATGATAGAGTTAAGAATGTAGGTATCGCAGCAACTACTGTTAAGAAATATTTGTATAGTCATGTTAGGTCAAGTTTTTTAAGAGTTGATTTTGACGAAGCAGCATTGGCAGTTATGTTGCCAGTTGCACAGTTTAAAAAAGGAAAACCGTATTAATGAAAACTATTAAAAGAATTATAGCAAAGATTTTTGGCATAAAACAATGTCAATGTAAGGATAAGTAATGGCGATTTTAAGAGGCGGAAAAAGAATTGGTGGATACGACATACGAGTAGGTATACCTAGAGATAGAAGCCTTGACAATGTAGAACGAGATCCAAGATTAAGACAGAAAGCTGGTGGTAATCCTGAAACTACTATGGGTAGATTTCAAGCTTATGTAAATGAAGCTGAAGGCTTTGCTCGTAAGGCAAGA